ATGTTCCAAGATGCTGCTGGTACTGTCCCTGTGACGGCTATATCACAACCTGTAGGAAGGATTCTGGATAAATCTGGAAGAGGAAATCATGCAACACAGTCTACGAATGGGAAGCGTCCAACACTCTCTCAGAGCGTATCTGGAAAATACTATCTAGCTTTTGATGGGCTAGATGATGCCTTACAAACACCGTCCTTAAGTTTTGCAGCGTCAGATAAGGTGCTTATTGGTGTAGGTGCTAGGAAGATTAATGATACGACAGGGATAGTATGTGAGCTAACAGGGAACGCTTCTTCAAACCCAGGGACTTTCTATTTTGCTTCTGGCACAAATGGCGCTAGCTACGTGTGGTCATCTTTTTCACATGTTGATGTGCCTGCGAATAACAGTCAGATAGGGGGTTCAACTACAGTTTCTGGGACGGATTTAGCAGTTCTCACCTCTTATCATAATATCACTCTTGACTCAACAACGTTTAGACGAAATGCTGTGGAGAGGGCTAGTGGGTTTGGTGATAAAGGTACTGGTAATTTTGCTGCTGGTATTCTGTATATAGGAGCAAGAGCAGGAACATCCTTGTTTTTTAATGGTGATCTCTATGGGCTTGTCGTCCGTGGAACAGCAGCCTCTGTTGATCAAATCTCCCTAGTGGAACAATATTTGAACAATAAGACGGGAGCGTACTGATCCCCAATCTTATTCTAATACGTAAACCCCTCCTATTATATTTGATATAATAATATAAACGACAAAACCCCCGAATCCTTACTTGGACCGGGGGTTTTCTTTCGTCTATACTTTCTTAAGCAAATCCGCTACCTTCCATAAGACCTACTTTCTTAACTACCACATGTACCGCCGCCTGTTAAGGAACATATGTCCACAGTCTCGTCATAAACAGTGTCTTTGTGTGATAGCACCTCTTTATAAGGCACTTCCGTCAAGGGTTGTCCTCCACGACTTCCGTCAGGATAGCAAGTAAACCCCCGCAATCTTGGTGCATACGCTGCAAGTATCTTTGTAAATTGTACAACTGATTCTGCATCATTCCCAACTGATCCCCAGGAAGGGAGATTAATTGTTGAGGAGATGGACATGTCAACGTAATCTTGAATGTCCGCTTGGAATTTGATTCGTTGTTCATAATTACTAGACAGTTGCAAAGCGCTTTCGATCTTATCAGGGTCTACATCATATTGCTGGATTAGTGTTTGAGCTGTTCCATCAACAACGTATTGATATTTCCATTTAGTTCCCTCCGTGAGAAAGCGACGCTTATATGCGACAGCAAACAACGGTTCAATGCCTGTTGTCGTTCCAGCAAGGATTCCAATGCTTCCTGTGGGAGCGATTGCACGGTATGCGACCGGACGAGAGATAAAGAATCGGTCACAGTGTTCATTAGCTGCTGATTCAGAGGTTGATTCATATAATTTAAGCCATTCATGTAATTCAGGAACTACTTCGTATTGATATCCTTTCTTGAGGAGCCATTCATGAATCCCCATAAGGCCCAGCCCCAGCCTTCTATTCTTTTCACGAACCTTGTACACCTTATCATATGGCAAATCAGCCCGAAGAGTGCCACATACAAGAAACTTACTGCCAAGACGAACAATATCGTTAAACTCACCGATATTCTCAATGTTTCCCATATTAACAGAACCAAGGTTACAAACATCTGAATCATCTTCAGAAGTGACCTCTGTACAAGCATTACGTAATGTCTCATTCTCATATTTACCAAAGTTGAAACTAAAACCTGGTTCACCGCTTTCCAACGCTTGACGTACATTCTGTTTGAAGATGGGATTGTTCTCTAAGCCTCCAACTAGAGATGCATCATCGTAATTGACAGAGATGTTGGTCATGTCTAGAGGAGCTGGATAATTAAAATCTACAAGCTTCTGTTCACGTGTTAATTCATTCCAGTTTTTGGAAGTGAGGAAACGACTAATATCTTCATGTTTCCAATTAAGAGATGCGTATATAGCAGATCGTCTACTACCTCCTTGCATAACGTTTCGCCCGATTTCATTAATTGCATACATAAGGGGGAGTGGCCCTGACGCCGTGCCACCTGTACGGCTAAGAGCTTTTCCTTGTGCTCGTAATCGGCTGTAGTCAATTCCAATACCTCCACCTGTCATTAAACAACTCATTGCACGCCATGTAACAGCACTCCATTCTTCTCGTGTATCTTCTTCAGCACGAAGGAGATAGCAGTTATTATAAGCCTTGCTAGGACGACCAGCGTAATACAGGTAGCGACCCCCTGGAATAAACTTGAAGTCTTTGATGTATTGAACAAGCTGCTTACGATCACCTTCGCTCATCAAGATGTGTTCAGTGTTCCACCGTGAGCCACAGACATCTTCTACCAACCGCTCAGCAAGCTTAGCCCATGTATCGGCTGGACCTTGTGCGTATTTAAAGCGGAAAACGTTCTCGCCGAATGCTGTTTTAAATTCAGATTTATTCATTTATTCTTCTTCACCTTTCAATTCTCGAAACATATCCATAGCATCATCCCAACCATCCCAATTACCAACACCACAACTCTCTAAACAATAGAGTTTATCTCTGGAATACAACAATTCATCATATTCTTCCTGAGGAATACAAACGATCATCGATTATCTCCCGACCCCTGAAGGGTGTTATTTTCTTTTCGTTTACTGAGCTTACTTACATTACCAAGAACCACATCTTCTAATGTAAAGCCATTGTCTAGAGCAATAATTGCTACGCTCCAAAGCACATCCCCTAGCTCTTTCTTAATATTCTGTTGATGATCAAACTTCTGACCATCACGAATACCCTTGGCAACAAGGGAGCAGAGCTCCCCTGTTTCACCTGCTAGATTAAGAAGAGCATATTCTGTTGTAGCTGTTGGAAGACGTACGCTCTGACAGAAATTCTGATATTCATTCACCAACATGTGTTGCTTTCAAATATTGTTCTTCACAAATCTTCATAAGAACTGGATCACGATATTGGTAAATATCGGGGATGTTTAAGACAACGTTGTCACAACCCTCTACGTCAAAACTGTGACGGACAGCATCGTAATTCTCCTTATTTACATACACAATCTGATCTGCCCAATACAACAATACATCATCAACAGGGATAAGAGCAAAGCCAGGACTGCTCCCAGCAGCTCTTGCATTGTGTCCCATCTGGCTCAATACAAAGGCCATTGTAGGGCTCCTAAGCAACCCTGCCGAGCAGATACACAGAATACGTTTGTAAGGTCCTTGGTTAGGGTTTGTAGCGTTATGTTTACGATTGTTCATTGATATTTCTTATTAATATACTCTAGAGAGACAGGCATCAAATCAAATTGCCCATCATTCACTTCATGTAGCATTAGGAACCCCCTCCAATGTTTATTACCCTGAACACCTAAATACTGCTCATCGTGTTCATAGCAGCTTCCTGTAATAATGCTTGTCAAGCGCTTACCATCAGCACGACTTCCTGTATGAATCTGCAATCCTTGTTGGTGTCCAGAGATAGAAGACATATTCGTTTTACGGAATTGAGCAGAAGCTGTTGAGGCTGGACGTCCTGCTACACCTGTAACGAAATAATGAGAGAATGCAATTCCACTGATTGTCACTACCTCAAGAAACGAATATACATTATCCCAATAACTATGATAGCACAGATCGTTAACATCAATAAGCCCTTCTAGTTTAGCATCGTTATTAATAGCCCGATCAATACGATTCTCATGGTTTCCTAGGAGCATCACTTTGAAAGGCTTATACACCTTCTCTTTATTCCGTTTCTGTCGTTCCTGAAGAGCGTTTAACGGAGAGAACAGTGTAGCTTGTGCCATCACTGCTGCTTCAACATCCTTGTAATAGCGTCGTCCTTCAAATGATTTCTTACCTACGTCATAAGAGGAGAGGCTCTCCATATCAGCAAAATCACCGAGACAAACAATAGCATCTGGACGTTTGTCACAAATGTATTGTCCAATCTTATCTAGGAATTGAAAATCATTTCCAGGCTTGGCTTGCACATCTGGTAATACAAGAATTTTCTTATTTGGTTGCATAGTGGATAAACACTTTCTTATTAAGTTTTGTCATATAATCAATCATATTCTTTGTACCTCTTGACTCACCATCCCATATTGCAATCAAAGCGTCTGCGTAATCCCCCATCTCAGCGTTACGAACAAAACCCGCTCGTTTACCAAGCTTATCCCAATCTGGGAGAAACCTCTGTTAAACTATGGGAGCTACCAATTGAGAATGTTTAATGCAGGTCAATGGACGCAAGCACGAATGAACAGCTTCATTAAGAGTGCTCTTCGTTCTGCATCCCAACGGTGGCCTCCACGATACTCCTCATTACATGACGCTTGTATCGGTCAAAAGATAAATCCTAAATCTGGAAGGCTTGCTAAGCATTACACTTGCGGTATGTGCAAACAAGCCCATCCAGCTAAAGATGTACAAGTGGATCATATCAAACCGATAATTGACCCTGTTGTAGGCTTTCAAACATGGGACATTCTGATTGGAAATCTGTTCTGTGAGAAAGAAAACCTACAGATATTGTGTAAGACGTGCCACCAAATCAAAACAAATGCTGAGAAGCAATTAAAGAAAGATAATAAATGATTGAAGAAATTAAACGTACAGCTTACAAAGGGTTTTTTTTGTTTAACGACATTGAAGACTATGCATTGAAAACACGTAATCGTGCTGTTGTCTTGGCTAACATTGCTGAAGACAATTCACAGAAACGGCTTATCAGCCCTAAGGGAGCATCCCTCATCCTTGGATATTTTCAACAAATTCCTTCTGACGAACGTGAAGATGTTAAGAACAAATTCTCAGAAACTATGACAGAACGGGGGTATCGTCTTGCAGCCTAAATCATTAGATTCAGCATATGAAAAGGATGCTCTCCTTTCAGGCTGGAAATTCAAGCCTTCATTTGAAGAGAATGCTGCCTTCGGGCAGCCCTCCCCTGTTCCTAATGATGGACCAGAAGTGTGGAACATTGTAATTCAGGATATGGAGAAACGTAATCAATTTGGTAAGAACAAATATGGCGTACGTCTTCAGCCACACAACGGACGTGATGCTCTACGTGATGCTTATGAAGAAGCTCTAGACCTTTGTGTCTACCTTCGTCAAGCGTTGTGGGAAAAGGATGGTAAATGAAGATTGCTGATATTGAAGTGTCTTACATTGACCATTGTGGAAGCGATCTTTCTGTTGTTAATGCAGCACGTGTTAGTTTCAATAAGGTCAGTGCCTTCGAGAAAGAAGAAACAATTGGAGAGGATGAGTATGGGCTGTACACCGAGCATGTTGATAAGCTAAAGCAATCAGATGTTAAGCTGATTGCCTATCTAGCTAAGCATAAACACTTTAGTCCGTTCAATCATACATTCTTGAGTTTTCGTGTTAAGGCTCCAATCTTCGTAGCTAGGCAGCTTGTTAAGCATAAGTTTATGCCTTGGAATGAAGTGAGTAGGCGATATGTAGATGATGAGCCTGAGTTTTATTTCCCAGACAAATGGCGTAAGCGTTCTGATAATGTAAAACAAGGCAGCAGTTCTATCCCTGTAGAGTATAGCTCTAACCCTTATTGGGTGTCTGATCATACAGAGGATGTTCTAGATGTGTACAACGAACTCTTAAAGGATGGTGTATGCCCAGAACAAGCTCGTATGGTGTTGCCTCAGAACACAATGACAGAGTGGGTGTGGAGTGGAACACTTGGTGCCTTCTGTGACATGTTACGTTTACGCCTTGATCCTCATACACAGTTTGAAACACAGATTGTGGCTAAGAAAATTTACAAGGAAGTGTATGAACGCTTCCCTGTATCAACCAATGCATTGCTAGGAACAATTAATGAATAAGAAAATTCTTGTATTACCAGATGTACAAGCGAAGCCTGGAAATGATTTCCAATTCCTTGATAAGATTGGGCAATATATCTGTGACAAACGGCCAGACGCTATTGTTTGTCTAGGTGATTTTGCTGATATGGAGAGCCTCTCCTCTTATGACGTAGGTAAGAAATCATTTGAAGGACGACGATATTCTAAGGATATTGTTGCCGCTGTAACAGCACAAGCTGCATTGTTCAATCCTTTATTCGCTCTTCAGGAGCGACAGAAACGGAATAAAGAGAAGGTGTATAAGCCTTTCAAGGTGATGCTTCTTGGCAATCATGAAAATCGTATTGATCGGGCTATTAATAATGATGCTAAACTAGAAGGGCTTATTGATGTTAACGATCTGTGCTATCATAATTATTGGGATAATGTATATCCGTTTCTTGAGGTAGTAACAATTAACGGAATTGCATTCTCTCACTATTTCGTTACAGGTGTAGCAGGACGACCAGCCTCTACAGCATCTGCTCAATTCCGTAAAACGAATAT